TAGAAGAGCGGCCAAGCCGGCCGCGATAGTCGTTAGCGTGTCAGTCGGCGTGGCGGGGTAGATATATGCCGTCTGCGCCGGCAGCCAGTCTCCGATCATCACGCCGACGTTCTGCGCTCCCGCAACGGTGCCCGCGAAGGTGATCGTCTGGCCCGATATTGTCGCTGTAATCGTCGGCGCCGGAATATTGAGCGTTTGCGGGTCTGTCGTTAGTCGGGTCGTGTTACGCTCTGCTCCGGCCATCGGGAAGATGGACACTGTCAGGTTGCTTGCTGCCAGATCAGCATCCAGTTGGGACGGCACAGGCCAGCCGCGGTGAACCTTGCAGGCGTTCCCAATGACAGATGGTTGGCTATCTCCATTAGGATAAAGGCAGTTCGTCACGATTTGAGCGACGGCTTTCTCGACATCAACGACATCAGCCATCAGCGCGCCTCAAGACGGACACAAGGCAAATTCCACCCCATGCTGTTCACATAGTCGGCCTCGACCTGGAACCGGCGACCCAGATCGTCTGTTATGATATCGCGGTCCTGGATCACCCCATCAGCAACCTTGCCATTCGGGATATAGACACGCCACACGATCGGGCCTGGTGGCTCGGCAGGCAGAGAACCGTTCGGCACGCGGGCCATCGTGGTCTTGGCCTGAACGCTTGCGGGAATGCCTGAGGCAATCAGGATTTCAGTGCCCTTCTCGACACCGGAATAACCAACGTTCCCGATGCCCGTCTGTCCCTGTGGGCGCGAGATCGAGACTGTCCTTGGGTAAAGGAAGCTCATAAATCAGACCGGAAGCGTGTTGCGATATTGACTGAGGACGGCGAAGACGCTCGCCGGCATGGGCGCTGTCTCACCAGGAAGGATGGTGACCACGCCGCCGGCCTGAAATTTCTGCTCTGTGTCCCCTGCTCGCTGCGACACGACGCTTGGATCACGATCACGATTGTCATTGTAGGCAACCTTCAGCCATTCGAGACAGGCCATCTGCAGATCCATTGGGATCGGATCGAGACCGGCCGTGTAAGTGATCGCGATATTGGACAGGCCACGATAGAAGATCGCCCCTCCCATGAGATCGACTGCCCGGTTCCTGAAGGTATATCCAGGCCCAAAGGTGGACGTCGCCTGGTTGACTGGAAGGTCATTTATGGCAAGCATCGCGATCGAGAGGATCGGATAGTTCTTCAGCATCAGGCGCGCATTGTCATGGCCGTCATAGGTTTCTGAGAAGGTGCTGACCACAAAGGTTCGGCTGCACCAGTCTGCGATGAGCTGCGAATAGGCACTGATTGCGAACTGAAGATTTATGTCGTCCGACCCAGGAGTGATTTGCAGCCAAGCATACGCTTGCGCGAGAGAGACGAGATCATTCGGGCCGGCCGCCATTGCGCTTACTCGCCGCTGGTTGCGGGCTGCTCAGATGCTTCCGGCTGGAAAGCCGGAATTTCGCCGACCGGCGTTCCAAGCGGGATCAGCGGCAGGTCGACAGTTGGTGCCTCTTCGGAAACGAACTGCTCAGGCGTGGCGACTGGTTCAACGACAGGCGGAGCCGGTTCCGCGATCACCTTCGGCTCAGTCGGAAGCGCAACGATAAAGCCGTGGCTCAATAGTTCGCCGACCATTCCGGTAGGGACGGTCACATAGCCGTTTTCATCCGTTGCGTAGCATTCGGTTCCGAAAGAGCAACCTTGCGACCCAGATGTCGATTGGAGAACCGTGAAACCTTCCGGCGCTTCCGGAATGTCGACCAGAATCTGAAAGCCGCCAACGCCGACCAGCGTCTGTGCTGCCTCGTCCGGGACCGTCACATTCCCTTCTGCGTCAATGGGAAAGAGCTTCGTGCCGATGTTGGCACCATCTGCCCCGATGGGCGCCTTGAGCTTTTTCATGGTCTTCTTCCTCATGAAATGGACAGGGCCGCGGGTATCCCCGCGGCCCCAAGTTCATCAGCCATTGGCGATGTTCGTGATCAGGCCGATCGCGAACGGGGCATAGATCGCCAGAACCTCTTCGGCGTAGACACCGACCTGGCGCTGACGGGTGACGATGGGCCAGTCGATCTGGTAATAGTCGGCGCGGGTCTTGACCTCGGCGACGTTGGGGACTTCGTTCGACTGGTACTGGAGAGGCAGGTTTTCGGCCCACATCAGGATCGTACCGGGCGGCAAGTTCGGATGGATCTTGATCGGGATCTTCATGCCGCCGTCCAGCATGAACGGGTTGAAGTAGAACTCGATCGTGCCGCCGGCTGCCAGGCGATACTCTGCGTTGTTGGCATCCTTGAAGTACTGCAGAAGCGGTGCCGACGTGCCGGTCAGAACCTTCGACGTGATGTTCTTCAGTTCTTGTGCGTTGACGTAGATCACCGAAGGGCTGACCTGGTAGGCGTTCCACATGGCGAGCATAAGAGCGTCAATTTCATTGACGGAGCCCTTGCCCGATGCAGTCAGGACCGTACCGATACCAGCCGTGCCAGTCGCAAGCGTGATGACCTGCGCACCGTTGGAAGGCTTGAAGCCTGCGGTCATGAGGCCGTCGAAGGCCAGCGAGTTGGTGGAATAGTCAGCCGCAACGGTGGTAGCAGCCTGCGCGCCACCAGTTAGCGGAACAGAGAATGTCGCAGAGTTGATCGTGGTGATCGCCTGCAGAGTTTCAGAACCAGCGGTGCCAACGAACCATGCATAGCCGACAGCACCGGTCACAGCCGGGACAGTGGCGGACAGGATCTGACCGAGCGTAACCGCCTGGGTGGTGTTCGCAGACTTGTTGGACGATCCGCCATTCAGCGTGAAAGTCTTGCCATCGGCGCCCGTGATTGTCTTCGTCGTCGGAATGGAGAGCGCGCCGGCGAGCTTGGACGAGTTGGCATAACCCTCGAGGGTCAGGGCCACCACGATCACAGAGTAGGTCGCGGCCGGCAAAGTACCGGTCGTGCCTGCCACGGAAAGTGTCGGAGCCGTCGGCGTTCCGAGCGCGAGGGAGTTGTTGCCGCCGATAAGAGCGAACTCTTCCTTGAGCATCGTCTTCTGCAGGAGGCGCATCGTCATGCGAGCCTGAGCGTCTTCGAAGCCGCGGGCCGCGTTGATGGCTTCATAGGTGATCGCGTCTTCTTCGCCGAGTGTGGCGTAAGAAGCTGCCTTGTTCGAGGTCGAATAGGACATCTGACCGGAACGCTGACCTTCCGGAACCCAGCCCATGGCATCAAAGCCAGAGCCGACGATCGCATTCACCTGGCGCCAGTTTGTGGCCGTGCCGGTACCGCCGCCGACACGCGGCAGTCGATTACGGATAGGTGTCGCGACCGGATAGAGGTTCTTCGCCGGGGCCTGAAGGTCATAGGCAACGAGGCCGGTCGACGTGGAGATGGTCTTCTGGATGACATCGTCAGAAACACCGGCAGCCTTGAGGACTGCGGAGACGATATCGGGGGAGTTGCCGGCGCCAGCCTCGGTCATGATGCGGCGCGCGATATCCTCGGAGGGGTTGGCGCGGGCGCTCTTGATCAGGTCCTCGACCGTTTCAGTCTTGGTATCCATAGGAGAATCCTTTCGCATCACCCGTAGTAATACGAGTGCGCAATCGAGCAATTGATGGGATTGGTGATTAGCCGCGAGGCGTCATTGTGAATGGCTTCCCGTGAGCGATCTTGATGAGCGCAAGCGCCCTCTCCTCCGATGGAAGCTCATTCAACATTGAAAGCACTTCGGCCTTCGTAATGACCGGTTCGGCACCCGCGCCGATCGTGTCATGTTCCTTCGAGATCGCATGAGAACCAGCTGTCTTGGCCGGCGTCGGCTGATCTTCGAGTTCCTTGATACGCTTCATCAGCGTCTCGTTATCGTCCTTGAGGCCCTTGACGAGCGGCAGCACCTCATCAAGGCGCGCCGAGATCTGGTCATAGGCTCTCTTCTGCAGGGTTTCAGCCCCCTCGCCGATCATGTGCAGATCGTGGGTGTGCTCGGCCTTTTCCATGCCGCAATCAGCCCCGAGCTTCACTAGCGCATCGTGAGCGGCTTGAAGGTCGGCCATATCCGCCTGCGAGTGCCGCGCGCCGGCTTTCGTGATGTCGACCATCAATTCACCGCGCTGCAAGGCTTCCTGTGCCTCTTCATCTGACATGGATGCAACGATGACATCGAGGGCCGCTGCGCATAGATCGCCAAGCTCCACAACGAGCGCGCCGAACCGATCGGCGAGTTCTGCCGGCGCGTTCACTGCACCCGGCCAGCCGCCATTCATCTCGAAGACCTCTTCAGCGTCATCGAGGCAGGCAAGCAGCTGCAGCATGTTCGCGACACCATAGAGGGTCACGGATTTCGTCAGATCCGCACCCTCTTCGAATTTCTTCGTAGTCCGTACCCAGCCATCGGGAAGCTTGTCGGTAGCACCAAGGGCGCGGGCGCGACGGATGATATGTCGCTTGGCTGCCGCCTTGTTCTTTGCGCGGCTATATGCATGGATTGCATTTTCGAGATCAGAATCATTCTCGATTGGAAATGAGCCATCAGGAAGCGCCTTCCCACTCTTGGCATCTTCCTTGCGTTCTTCGGTAGAAAACTCGCGCTTGGCCATATCCTCGATGGCGCCGAGCTTGCCCATGGCATCGCCGGTCAACACGGAAAGTGCGGCCGCGTCGTCAAGTTCCTTATGATGGGCGAGCAGATCTGCCTTCTTCAGGTGGACGGTTCCATCACGCGATGAGCGCCAGACCTGTTCGAAGTCGTCACCCTTGTTCGGGCTGGAACCCTGAACTTCAATTGGGGCATCATCGACTTTCACGATTGCTGCCGCGCCATCATCATCAATATCCTCGAACTTCCACATGCTGATGACCGCCTCAGGGTTCGCCGGCCGGTCCACCAGAGAAATCTCTACCAGCTTGACGCCAGTGACTTCCTTCTTGTTCAAGACATCGCGCTCCGTGACCTTGCCGCCGATTGAAAAACCCTTGTAGACGCCGGCCTTCACCTTCGTGATGGCGATCGGGTCGACGACGGTGGCAGTAATGACGGTCTTTCCCTCGACCACATCGGCCTTGTCGATCGTCCCGGCGGCGAGCGGCTGATGCATCTCGCGAAGATTGCCAGTGCCATAGCGCATGAAATCCGGAAGGGCGGCGGAAATCGCAGCTGCCTTCACAACTTCACCATCGGAATCAACGGCTTCCGTAGAGGCGATGCCTTCGACAGCCAAGGTTCCATCATTGTTTTCCTCGACCTTCGAGATCGCGGCGAAAAACTTCATGTTGATATCCTCTGCTTAATCCGGATCACCGGCGCGCGGCTCATCATTCTCGCCGTCGGAAGGTTGGTCAGTTTCATCTTCTGGGTTGGCAACGGCATCCGCCATCGCCTTTGCATTCGCTGCCTTGTCGTCTCGGCTGTCCTGATACGACGTCAGCGGGACATAGCCGTTGGCCGTCATCACGAGGGGCTCATTGGCAAGCGCGTTCGAATACGGGTCTTGACCACGATCCGATCGAACCTGGTTGATGGTCCGGGAGCCGTTGCGGAGATCCATGTCGTCGATCTTGGATTGCGTTTCTGGATCGACATCACGCTCGACCTCCCAAGCGAATTCCAGATCGTAAAACCCAAGAAGCTCCTGAATGACATCATCCATCAGACGCTTGGCCCAGATCAGGAGCGGCCCAAGGCCTTCCTCCTGCGCTCGCTCCTGATCGGTCTCTGATGTCGACCGATTCATCTGTTTGACGAATGGCGTCGGCGGCAGCGAGAAAGCAAAGGCGACGATGCGGGCCAGCCACTCGTCGAATTCATCCTTAATTGGAGCATCCTTGAAGGCCTGATACTTGGTGCCCTCTGGAACCCATTTCAGCTTGCTGCGGTCTTGGGTGTTTCCCGTAAGTACTGCATCAAACCAATCTTGGAAATCCTTGATTTGCTGAGGTGTCCAGCCATTCGGCGCATTCAAGATACCAGACGGAATGTTGCTGGCCGTGAAGTGCGCCAGCTGCGCGGCCTGGCGCTGCATGACTGTGTTGATGGTAACGATGATCTGCTCGACCGGCCCGAACCCGTACATATGGTTCGATCGCCGATTGCGCGGATGGTAAAGCAGATCGTCGGTCGTCAGGTTTGTCCACACCCTCCCCTTGATGACCTGCTGATAGGCAGGATCAGGAGGGAGCGGCCGCCGCCCGTTTTGATCAACCAGAACCTTGATTGAAGCTCCGTCGACAACATCAAGCCCGATAACCTTTCTGGCTCGGTTTCGACGTACCTCGATCGCTGGCGCATCAAGTGCCAGCAGATCCTCGACAATCATGCGAAGCCAGACAGCAAAGTGATGCTGCCCATCCGGCTTACGTAGAAACCGCATAGCCTCCTGAATGCGAGGGTCATTGTTGTCGGCACGCTTGGCGCCGATCTTCTTCACCCGCCAATCCAGGCGTTCGATCTGGTCCTTGCGGGTTTCGA